TTACCATTTCCATATATGCTGCACCTCAAAGCCATTAAGGCCTCTATGGGGGCCATAAGGTTTAACATGAAGCTCCACCCTAAGGGCCTTATCTTCATCATAGTCCCTCTGAATAGAGAAAGGGATATAGTGGTCACCCTTGTGTGTACCTATGCCAATACCGGCCTCCCACTTAGGGATTAAAGGTTCCACTAGGTCACTCACATCAATCTCATTGTCATACTTATAACTAGGAGTTTTATAATCTCCTTCCTTTTGGTCACTATTGGTTATATTAGGGACCTTATAGTTTCCTACTCTGACCTTGGCCGTTCTACCATTGTGGTGGGCCACTAGGGACTCATTGAACTCATGGTGGTCCTCAGAGGTCTCAGTAATGGCCGTATGGGCCTTAATGGTTCCCTTCTCAGGGTCCTTATGGACCACTACGGCCTCTTTATCAGTCTTATGGTTACCACCACCCCTATACTTGGTGACTAAGGAGTGGACCAAGAAGGCACCATAAAGGAACATGAAGAGGTACCCTAAGGCAACCCCAAGGCTCATATTTTTAATCTTATCTCTCAAAAAGTTCATAATGTATCTTAAGTAACTCTCTTTCTTTCTATAATTCAATATTTTCCAGTATGATACCTAGGACACCACTAAAGACTTTAAGTACCTCAATCATAGACTTTAGGTCCATAGCCTTAATGGCCCATATGAAGGCCACTATAAACACCACTAGGAACAACTTAATAATGTTAGTCCTAGAGACACTATAGAAGGTCTTTAGGTACATTAAGGTATCTCTCATAAAGTTATTAATCATAGCACTCATACACACTCTCTCTTATATATGTTTATTCCCCCTAGGGGTAACTTATATGTCACATAGGGTTACTATTAGGCTCATAAAGGTTACCTATAGAAGGAGAGAGAGGAAACCTTATAGGGACTTTATGAACCTAATAATAACCATATGGTTCACTTATCTAATTAAAAAGGAAAAAGAGAGGGTACATTTCAAAGAGGACCTAAGGTCACTTAAAGGTATACACTTATAGTATATATAACCTTTTTTCCTTTTAGTTTTTTCTCTTCTTCTTATAGTGGTTCAATTGCGCAAACCAAGGCCCAGTCTGGTTTTTAATTGAACATGGCTTATGGTATTTTATATGGGGATATAGGGCCGTTTTACCACTACTATATGTTGTATGGTATCAAAAAGAAACCACTATGTATTGTATAGGTGACCCTCTAGGAATCGAGTAAAAATGAAGGGGTATATAAGTATACCAGTAGAAAAATAAAACACCTCAGAAACGAAAGTCTATAGTAACACTAGGGTTTCTAAGAGTAACAAAAAGGTGGCACCTTAGGTACCACCCATACTATTACTCTTATAGAAATGATAGGACATCTTAGCGTTAATCATCCCGGGCCTCAGGGACCCGTCATTTTTCTTTTGGTCCCTTAACGGTTTCTCCTCAACATATAGGATTCCATAGTCAGGGTCCATCCATCGCTCAAGTTGTTCAGCGGAGAGCTCCTCAAGGCCCTGCTGCGTGGATACACTCATACAATCAAGCCAATAAGAAACAGCCATTTCAAGGGCATCCAAGCGGTCATCATGGGCCAAGGACCCTCGGTCACGACTAAGGCGGGTCATCTGGTAGAAGAGGGAATACTGAGGGTCCCTCTCATAGGCCCTATAGTCATCATCAATGACCTTACGGTCCACAATAAGCTTGTGCCTCATCATGACCGGCTCAAGGGTATCAATGATACGGGCTTCCTTTTGCCCCCTAGCGGGCTTAGCATCTTCAACAGCACAGTTAGGATAGAGCCGGTTGACCACAGGAATGAGCAAGTGAGCAAACATCCCATTACCAAAGTTGGGTTCTACAATAATCTTTTCACATCCATAGAACTTAGCGGTCATGGTAAGTTTCTTGAGGACTACTTCATCATAACCTTCGGTATATCCACCGCAATCCAGGAGGAACAAATAGCCGTTAAGGAACTTGAGGACCACATAGGCCGTTTCATCCTTCCCTCGTCCTGAGGGGTCAACGGTCATAATACACCCATTGTACTTGTGGGTCTCCTGAGAGCGGCTCAAAGGCTCATAGTAATAGTCACCTTTAAGGGCCACACAAGGAGCATCAGCAATACGACGTTCCCTCTGGTTAGACCAAGCCCATACTAAAGAGGACTCCTCAAGGTCCAGGGCATCAACAATCAAGTCAGATACCTTCAGTGGATACTTTTCAGAGTCACTAAGGTTAGTATTCAGTTCAAACTGAAGAGCAAAGCCGGCCTTGCCATAGGACAACTTTCGCTTCTCAATTTCTTCTTCATCGAAACGGGCGGGGTCAGTAGGATAACCGGCATAACCTTCAGGGTTCTTATCATAACGTTCGGAAAGGAATGGTGCTAATCGTTCCCCATAGTACGAACGTTTAGATGGACTATCAGGATAGACCACAGGGTATATACGGCATAAGTACCCCCTCTCCTGAAGACTATTGTAAACGCTCATTTCGTTCTGAGGGGTCCCTAGGAATACAATTTGACCACCAGGTTTAATGATAGCGTCAAATTCCTTGACAGCCTCAGAGAGCTTATCCCGCTGCATCTGGGTACCACTATTATTGGGCACCTCAACGTCATCAGCAATGAGAAGGTCAGCACGGCTACCAGTTATCTGACCCGTTATACCTACAGACTTAACACTTGGAGAAATATCAGGGGTAGCCATCGATAGGTCAAAGATATTCTGAGTGTCTCTCTGGGTCTTTGTAGGTAAAAGGTACTGAAGGAACTCAATGGTCTGAAATATTCTCTTAATGAAGATAGCATTAGCATCAGCACGGTCCTTAGAGGCGGACACAATGAGGACCTTTTTGTTAGGGTCTCTCCACAGGACCCAAGCACTATAGGCACACGTAATAAACGACTTAGCCACCCCCCGGAAGCCCTCAAGAATGAAACGGTCACTAGGGCATTCCTGAAGGGTATGGGCAATGTCATACTGTACAGGTGTTGGGGCCGGTAATCCTATCTCCTTCCAAACCATGAAAAGGAAAATTCTAAAGTCTACCTTGGCCCTCTCCTGCTGTTCGTCATCCCAGTACACTTAATTCACCTTGGTGTCCTCAAACACCGGAATCTCAGTATTTAGTTTCTTGATAGCGGCTACCCCAGGGGTCTCAGGAGTAGTCACAAGGTCATTTTGAGATAGGAACTTTCTGACCTTTTCCAAGAAAGAAGGATTCTTCCTCATCTCTTCATCATTAAGGCCATCCAAGAGGGCCGCTACTTCAAGTTCAGCCATTCTGTCAATCAGTGCTTTATTAACCTTAGCCATCCGCTATCACTCTCCTCTGTTATCCCATCTAGCAAGGTAACCTCTAACGTCAACATGGATACCCCAATCATAGGCACCAATACCATCAAAGCCGGCCTCTTCAGCATACTCCACCAGTTCATCCACGTCATAGCCCCAAGGCAACTCAATGTCAGCTGCGGTCCCAAAAACGTGTTGACTATTAGGTACACCACCCACATCCGCATTATGGGCCGGACAACGGCACCCAGAGTTAATCCTCAGGGGGACACCAGCAATAGCCCTAAGGGTTTCTAGGCGTTCAACCAGGTCAGGGTGTACATCTCCTTCATTGTTACCAAAGCCACAGCCACAATGGCACTCAAATTCAGTACTATCAAAGTGTTCACTCAGTTTCATTCGGAATCTTCCACCTTTCTCACTTTCTTGTTTGCTTATAAGTCTTATACACAGTACACACAATCTGTACCATCAGGTACACCAAGGTCAGGATATATATAACATCAGGTAATGGAATACCTAAAACCGAGAGGGTACTGACCCCTATAGGCGGGGCCGTTTTCAATACCTCATCCACTACATGAGTGGTATTGTCAGGATTTTCAATCATACCTTACTCTCCTTTTGGTCCCCTTTAGAGGGCCACTCAATGTTATCCAATTCTTCCCTAGTGGTCACCTTATCGATAGCCTCACGGACCTTACGGTAACACTCATGAAGCTCATTAGAGCGCATCGCTGCACCCATGAAGATAGCATTAAGGATAGCCATGGTAATGTCCACGGTAGTACCATTAGCTGTTGTCCAAGGGATACTACTACCTTCAGGCATCTGAGAGAGAGCCTTTTGGGCTACATCAAGTCTCTCACGACTAATAGTATCAAAATCATAGAGATTACCGTGGACTTCAATAGGTTCAACCTCAAGGGCATCCCTAATAGCTTTCATTTCAGTAACCTTACGGGCTTTAAGTTCCTCAAGGGTTTCCTCGGGGGTGCTGACTTCAGGTTCCTCTGGGTGAACAAAAATGATACCACCCTTGGGGTCAAAGGCCTGAACGTCACCTACTTGAATATCTTCTTGACCTGTTATGTCTAACCAAAAGGACTTGGGGTCAAAAATGGAAATGAAATCTACGTAATCTAAATGGGACTCTTGAATATCCCTGATTTTTCCTCCATATACTTCAGCATATCTTTTCATGTCATATATCTCCTCCATATTCAATAATTACCCAGCCATTGGCACCTCTAGCACCAGTGGGACGCCTATTATTAGGAGTACCATAAGGACCAGCACCACCAGAGGCACCTTGACCATTGCCAGCATTGCTACCATTAGCCCCATCCTTGTCTCTGACGCCGTCAGCTGGTCTACCCCCATTACCACCCTCAGCATTTATATTATGGACGATTGAAGTACCGCCTTTACCCCCCTCAGTACCATAACCGCTCCCCTTAGTACTACCTGCACCACCACTACCACCAGAGCCTACTACCACTTTTACTGTTTGACCATTAGTCACCGCCAAAGTGGTATTTACCTTAGCACCTCTACCACCATTACCCCCCTTGTACTTATCGTCCCATGCAGTACCATCCTCACGACTAGAATAATAACAGTAACCAGTACCACCACCACCCCCTGCACCAGCTACCTCTACTTTTAACTTATTGATACCTCTAGGTACCGTGAAGGTATACGTTCCGGGGTTCCTATATTCAGACTTCCCATAGGGGGGCTTACCAGTGAGCATCAGTTTACCAGTAGTGCCATTATGTTCCTTATAGGCGACTCTAGAGTTACCATTAGGGTCACCAGCCATATAGCCGGGGACCCCATCAACCTTACAGTATTCAATATGGGGAGAACCACATTCACCAATGGTAGAGTAAATGGTAATCGCTTGGGTAGTTCCATCAGGAGCCTTAACTCTTAACTTTTTAGCAAACTCAGCCATTCCTTTCTCCTCCTTTTAGGCAAGCCAAATTTCAGCACCATTAGGGAATACAATATGACCATCAGCGGTAAAGTGAGCATTGCGCCTAAATGGCCTATCATTAACGCCTATACTGTCATTCCCGCCTCTGTAATATCTATGGCCGTTATTCTGCTCAATCCAAATCTGTTGACTTTCATTATTATTATTACAAGGGATATTAATGAGCTGTCCATACTGAGTAGGTTGGTTATTTAAGACCATATTAGTATAGTAAATAATACACAGCCCCAAAGAGTTCCATCCTTTATTAGAGGTATCCTCAGGTACATAGTTTACAGGGTACGTATGGGCAATATCCCAAAGGCCCATAGGGGTACCCATTCTATTGATAATCTCTTGGGCATCCATTCGGTAACTCTCAACAAGTTCCATAAGGTCCACATCCCCAGTAACATGGGTAGTCCCAAAAGCCTTAACACACCAAAGACCCTCAAGGGTTTCAGGGGTAACGGTAGCGGACTTGCCATAGGTGGAATTAGACCTAGAAGCATCAAAGCGGGCATTCCAGATACCATCAAAAGTTCCATTAGTCATATTGTTAGAAGTAGGATACTCAGCGTTACCTTCATGATAAAAGGCTCCATCAAAGGCTCCATCAAAGGCTCCATGTTTTTCGTTCTGGGCATCCATATTGTCATAGTTGTACTCATTGTAAACTCTAATCATCCCAGTAATGTTAGGCAAGCCAGCAGGTCTATAAGTACCATTGCGGTCTCCACCTTTGATATAACATCTCAAAGAAGGTACCCTAAAGGTGTTCTCATCTACATCGGCATAGTAAGGAACATTACCACCTTGAGCCTCAGCCAGTTCATTCCATCTGGTATTATCCACAAGGTAACCAGCCTGTTTCTGAACCCAAGTCCATAGGTCACTATAAGTCTCCTTAGAGAACGTACCACCAAGTAACGGAAGGGCCCCCAGAGGGACATTAGGGTTCATCTGAAAGAACTCAAAACCCACAGGCATCCCATCAGTGATATTATTGATACGTTGTCTCATGACCTTCTCAAGGGTCTTAGCGTTCTCTTCAGAGGTCTTAGCATTGGTCTCACTAGTCTTAGCGTTCTCTTCAGAGGTCTTAGCATTGGTCTCACTATTAGTCACCTTAACAAGCAACTTAGTGATACCGTCAGTATACTCATTGTACTTAGCCGTAAGTCCATCCATGTAACTATTGAAGTTATCTTTAAGGGTTGTTTTGTAATCATCATAGGTGGATTTAAGGGTACCCATATAAGAATCATAGGAATCCTTTATGGACTTCATGTAACTATTGAAGGCATCCTTGAGTCTTCCTAAAAGGCCATTTTCAGAATCATTGATGAACTTAAGGGTCACAGCATCGGTATCTTCCTCAGGGTCACCAATGTTACCAATAGGTTTTAAGCGGCCTTCCCACTTAGTGCCTTCTTCATTAAGGACGATAGAGGTGACACTAAGTCTATACTCAGCTTCCTCAATGATATGTAATTCTTGGACCTGCTGGGTAGTCATGTTGGTAGCCGTAAGTACAGAACCTTCATGCCACTTAACTAGGCGGTCAGTAGGGGTCTCACGGGACAACTCAATGTTACCTTGAGGAGCTTTATTGAAGGTAACCTCACGACCATCCACAAGGTAGTCATCCCCATAATGCTGCGGGGTCCCATTAAGGGTGACCTTGATAAAGTCTTTCTGAAGGTAATCAAAGGGGACCAGGAAGGTGCACTGGGCACCATCCCCTTGATAAGTAATAGCATTGTAAGCTATAGTAATCACCTATCCTTTCAATCACTTATAGTAATTATTACCAGTCACCCTAAGAGCCTGAATGGCAAGGCCAGTCTGTTGACGTTTAGCCTTCATAAGTAATTCTCTCTTTTCCTCAGCGGTGTACTTTTGTCGCTTATTGGTAGTTGACTTAGGGTTATTAATTTCGTTGATAAATTGTTGAACTTTGTTAATCTTAGAGTTGACCTTATTGAACATGGCCAACTCCTTAGAGCCTAACTTAGCATAGCCTTTGGTTGCACCATTGATATCAATAGCAGCATCCTTGGCTTCTTTCTGAAGCTCAGCCATCTTCTTCCCGAACACTTGCATAGGAGCATTGTGTTTAGAGTAGTCACGTACAAAGCGCCCTACAATAGGTAGGTCAGAGGGTCCCTTGGCCGGTCTATCATGTTTACCCCCTAGTAAGACATTGGAACCTTTAAGGAGCACGGTGTCACCGGTTGTACTAAACCACCCTTTAACCACGTGGTCAAAGGCCATAGGAGATACACCAAAGGTATTACCCATGAGCTTCCCTAATTCAGACGTATAGGGGTCATATTGGTTCCGAGCAGAAACACCCTCAAGGTTCTTAGGGATAACCGGGCGGCCCCTGAAAAAGTCATAATTAAGGGTAAGCTCCGCAAAGGGTTGCAAGAGTGGGATGGTACCACTAGGAAGGAAGGCACCAAAGGCGACATTGGCCAGTGGTTCAGGAGCTTCCTCATCATTGTCCACACAGTAATCCAAAGCACGCTCTAAGGCGCTGCACAGGACACCTACACCTTCAGGTTTAGGGATAACGAATACATGACCACCACCGGCCCCAAGGAGCCAGAAACGATTCTTAATATCAGGGTCAATATCTCTGTACCAAGCCTCATTATGGTTCAAGGCCCAAAGGCCTACTGAAGAGGCGGCTAAGATACCCACACGGGTCCATGCACGGCCTCTAGTTTCCTTATTAGTCAAGGTATTAAAGAGCGTTCTGGTACCCTGAATACTAGCATTAAGGAATGGCACATACTGGTTAACCTTCTTGGACGTAAAGCCACCTTGAGAAAAGTCAGTGGTAAGCTCCCTAGCACGCTCAATGGCCTCTAAGGGTGATACACCTTCTTTAAAGGCCCTTTTAGCTTCCATAAGGCGGGGTGCTAATTCAATATCATCAAGGGCCTTCAAGTAGCCATCACTCATGCGAGCCAGATAGTAAGCCATAGAGGCCATCACACCTTCAGACGTAGCTGGGCTCATCTTGGTACCATTAGCGGCCTCATAGACCATCTTTTTAAGGCTCTTAGAGGTACGGTGATTAATCGTGACATCACGGACCCCACAGACTTCCATGAGGGCCAAAAGCTCCTTATTCTTAGGATTCCTCATGTTGTAGAGGCCCTCAATGGTATCCCAAATGGGGATAAAAGGAATGACCTTTTTGGACTTTGAGGTAACAAACCCAAAGAACGTATCTTTCAGCATATTATTAAGGCCAAAAGAGGGGTTGTCAGTCGTGAGTTTTCTAAAGCCTGAAGCTGTGGTAGCACCAATGAGTTCCAAAATGTTCTTAGCTTGGGCCGGACTAGACATTGTGAGAGCGTTGTACAGGAGTGGGTCATTAGCTTGGAACACCCTTTTCTTACCATTATCCATTACAGAGAAGGTCAGGGCCTTAGGGTCAACCGGTGCTCTACCATCAATTTCCACAAAGAAACGACTGGTATTCTTAGTATCGGTCACAAGGTTGACCAGCTTCTTAGCTACATCATTTCTGATACCACGGCTTATAATCATGTCAAGCTGCTGCATGGTCCCCAAGATAGGGTCCTTAATCATACGGTCAGACCCAAATTTAGAGGTTCTCTTGAGGCCGGAATTAAGGTTAGCAATACTACCGTTGGCACCATTACCAGTAGTCGTAAAGTCATCGAACATGGCGCTAATCTCATCCAAGGTGGTTTCACCAGGTTTAAAGTCACTGTCAAACATTCTGTTGAAGGGGACCCAATGTTTATACAAGGCCCGCATCTTTTTAGCTTCCTTTTGATTCACTAAGCCAAAATGCACAGCGAGCCCCATGACGTTATCATTCCAATCACACAACTTACTGCTTGCCTTTTTGATACACTCAGGAGCTTCCTCAACAATCCTCACAGCTGCCTTGTAATCAAAGGGTACCTTATAGTTCTTAGGTACTTCAGAGGCTAGGAGTTCACCCATGGCCTTCTTATCAATCTCGGTCTGGTCCAAAAGTTCCTTGAGGCGGTCCTTATATTCAGGTTTCTTGAGGTAGTACTTAATTAATTGGGAATTTGCTACAAGGCGTTCATAGAGTTCATTGAACTGGTCTGTCTTTACTTTTTTAACTCTTTCAATGAGGTTAGCACTTACTTGGTAAACAGCAAATGCCTCAAGGGTATCATTGGCACCCCACTCTTTCCAAAGTTTGTGGTACTTAGCATCATTAGCTGGTGCATCAAGGGCTTCCCAAATATCTCTAGGAAGGACCTTATGCTCCAGTTTTGTACCAAGCACTTTTTCAATACCATTGAGAATGGCCTCGTTTTTACCACTATACTTAGCCATAGTGGACACGATACCACTCTTGAGACTCTTAGCAGCCTTAGCGGCTCTATAGGGGTCCTTAACAAAGTCAACCTTGGTACCAGCCTCTTCTTCAATCTGGTCCACAATAGCCTTGATAGGAGCCAGCCCATCCACGTACTGGGTCTTACTCTCAGCGGCTACTTCCTTAGCACGTTCCCAGTTAGAAATCTTACGGGCCTTATCTTGGTAGTACAACATTCCACCAGCACGGGCCCTTTCACCTTGGGCATACCATTGACGGGTCATATCAGAGAACTTTTTGAACTTAGTAGCTAAGGCCTTATTCTTAGACAGAGCATCTTCAAACCGAATGGTGTACTCAGGGTAGTTCTTTCGAGCAAAGTCAGGGTTCAGGGTGTACTCACGGGTAAACTCAGCAATACCCTCAGCCCTCAGTTCGTGGCGGGTATAGAAATCTGTCCCCCATACATCCACAGCATTTCTTACAAGTTCCTCATCACAGCCTTTAAGTCTCAACTGGTCATCAATAAAGTGTCCAATTTCATGGGCAATAACAGGAAAATCAAAGTTCTTCCTAGAGCGTACACCCTTATGGATACGGTTAAAGTAACCACCAACATTCTTAGGCATCCCTTGCATCATACCGGTATTAACCGTTGTAAACTCCCGGGCCGCATCAAGGACCTCATTAGCCTTCACAAGCCCAATCTCAGCTTCAGGTGGTTTTACTTCGACAGGCCTACCACCCCATCCAGGGGCCATATCGTGCATCACTTGGTCAACCGGCGGGTGCTTCTTAGCTTCCTTAGCATCCTCAAGGGCACCCTTATAAAAATCCCTTACTAGGGTATCCTCAGGGGGCAAATCAGGTAACCTAACTTTTCCCTCTTTAAGGGCCTTCTCAGCTTCATTGGCTTTAATCATGAGATTCAATCGGTCATTCTCAAGGCGTCTTTCAGCTACCTTTTGGGCCGCAATGTCAGCTTGAGGACTTGAGGTCTCCTTTGGTTTCTCAATGGTATTAACGGTATCTACATGGGACTTAGAGGCAATCTTTTGGTTAGCCTTCTTGGCCGCATAGGGACCCACAAGTTGCCCAAGGTCAATTAAGTTCTGAGTCCATGCCAGCCCAGGGTTAACCCTCTCAAGTTCATTCCAATTCTCGTCCTTACCTAAAGCTCTTTTTCCAAGGACATAGAGGTTGCCATACCTAGGTAACAAGGTGGCCGCTGTATCAGCAATAGAGGCACCAGCATCCCACATGGTCATATTCCCGCTACTAATGTCATCTGAGGCCTTAGTAAGGGCCCCAAATGTATTAGTAATGAAAGTAGGAATACTTGCCAGTGCCGCATAGTTACCAATCGTATGAAACTTGCTAGCAAGCCTAGCGGCCGTAAGTGACCCAGTAGCCATTGTTACACCACTGACACCCAAACTAGCTAAGCCGGCCATACCTTCCATAGCCATAGCCGTCGTGACAGCATAGGGTGCAAGCTCAGTATCCTTTTTGGCTTTCCAAATAAAGGCATCATATTGCTCAGGGGTCATTTTAGGCGGTAACTGACCGGAATCATTGTAGGACTGAATGTCATACATCCCAGTGTTCATTAGGGCCTTATTGGCTTCTAAGGCATTTTCCATAGCGGTCTTAGCGTTCCCAAACCAGTCATAAATGGACATGGCCACACCTTTGACCATACCACCCACAGTATGGGCCTCGTCATAGGCCTGCTTTTGGGCGGCCACCTCAGCTTCTTCCATGGCCCTACGACCCTGAATGTTACTAAGGCGGGTATTAAGGTCCTCAATAATCTGAGCTTCCTGCTCAGGTGTTGTAGTAGTCATCCTTGCTTGCTTCTCTCCTTTCCGTCATAAATAGAGGAATTCTCCTTATAGTGGTTCAATTATTCACTACCTTCAATGCTAATCCCGTATCTTCTTCTCATGACATCAGCCACGTTATCAGCATCATAGGAGACCCCAAACTCTCTGTTACCAAAGCCATATTCAATCAGCTGATTAGCGCCTTTTCTGAGGTCACCAATGGTCTGAGAGCCTACATAGCGTCCACCGGCCCATCCATTCTGGTTGCCGGACGTCGGGTCTAACCAAGAGGATAAGCCCTCAAAGTTATACTGAAGTACATTAAGTTCTTCTTCCTCAGCAGTACTGAGCCCACCCATATCAACGTTTTCCTTTTTCTTCTTGATAAGGTAGTCATACCGGTTCAGGTCACCAGCGTATTTAGTCTTTAGGTACTTGGACCAAAAGACATCCATGACGGACCCTTCCCCACTACCACCTTTGGAGGCCTTAGCTTCAGCCTGCCGGACCCTTTCAGCCTTGTCACGCATTTCAGCTTTTGCTTGGGCCTTTTCCCCAGCGGTCAACCCTTGGATAGAATCAATACGGGCCGCCTTCTCATCAAAGGACAAATTAGGGTCATATACAAGTACACCAAGGTCATCAAGGGCTTGCTTATGAGCCTGATTCGCAATGGTCTGTCTCGTATTGTTAATGGTCATGACTTCCTGAAGAATCTCATCAGCGTAATGGGGGCTGAAGGCCGTACTCTTATAGTCATACTTATTGTTGGTAATGTTCATGTTCCCTAGGTAACCCCCAAGGTGCAAGTGGTCACCAGTGGCCCCATTTTCACCCTGCTTTTCAAACATAGCTTCCTTGAAAAAGGGTGCAAACCAAGCTGCTATAGGGTCACCTTGGACATGACTGAAGCCTTCCCCAATGTAAATATCAATGGCATCACCACTGCAATGGAAACTATTCTCACCTGCATTACCGGCCTGACCAGGATACCTGAAGGTACTGGTCACAAGGGCTTCTAAGCCATTGGCCTTGAGGGTACCAATGATAGTCTGAAGGAGTCCAGGAGTTTTCCAATTGTCACTCATCTTTTCCCAATTGGCCTTAATGTCATCACTTTCAAATTCCACCAAGGTCTCCTGAGGAGCCAGCTTCTTACCATATTGGGGGTTAGGGGTACCATTATTGAGCCATTGCTGCGCACGCCAATAGTAGTCAGCATTTTCTTGACTGTCCCCAACTTCTCCTTTTCCAGGGCCTCTGTTGTAAAACGCAAATGCCTTAGCAAGGTCACCCTCAGCTCTAGTGTCAAGCATCTGCTTCAAGTAACGAATGCCACCATCAATATTCTGGGCTCTGTCAACAGGGTCAACCCCAAGACCAGCGGCCGTGTCAGGCATGAGTTGGAGGATACCACGGGCCCCAGCGGGACTGGTGGGGTCATCACTATCATCAGTGACCTTAGAGTATTCCATGTTATGGCCACCACTATGCTCAAGGGCAAACAGGACACGCCCGGCGTAATGGTCCAATCCATAACGGTCACAGGCCTCATCAAGCATTCTGTCAACCGTTGCGGAACCAGAGGTGGGAAGAATATATTTGCTACCACTAGCGGCTAATACATTCTTGTCAGCAATCTCAATGCATTTACTGCGGGCCTTTTCAAGGTTAATGGTTCCATCAGGGTTCTGAAGAGAGGGGTCATCAGCAATCTGTCTAGCAATCTCCTGAATGGACGTCACAGAAATACCTTTTCGAATAGCCCCAGTTGGAATCTCATCACCCAGCTTGTGCCCAGGAAAAATCTCCATTCCAGAGAGGACGTCAAGGTAGTTACTGTTTTTAAAGAGACCGGCATTGACGGAATCAAAAAGGATAGAGGACCACAACTCTCTGGTCTCAGAGGGGTTATCAAAAATCAAAGAGGCACCCCTAGCCAACTTATTAAGTTCCCCATACCACTCAGCTGGGCTCATATCATTCATATTGGTTGCCAACTTTTGGAACTTAGTGGCCATCGTGCTCTTATAGGTTGCCTTACGGTCATCCTTGATATTCTTACGGGCAAGCTCAGCAACCTTATAGGAGTTCTCAAAGTTTCCTTGAGTAAGCCCATCCTCAAAGGCGGCCTTATTGGTGATACGGTCACCCATGGCCTCACTCTGGGCTTTAAGGGAATCCTGATAGGCTGCTACAGCATCTTGGGTGGTCTTAAAGACTTCTCCTTCATGGGCCTTGAGGTAATCCTGCATGGCATTGGCGGCGGCCTGCTCACCCATCTGGTGCTCAAGGAGTGCAATGGCATACTTATTGTCACTCAGGTCATAGCCGGTCCCACTATGTTGCAAGGCGGCCATCATGTCAAACTCTTTGAGGTCCTGAGCGGATTTACCGGCCACAAGGGCCTTGGACTTCAAAAGGGTGGCTTGTTGCAACTCACGGTTCTCCTTGGCTACGTGTTCATTCCAAAGGGCATTGGTGAAGAGCCCTAGGGACTTAGCAAAGGTGGCTGCGTTAAGGTCAGCCCCAATCTTATAGTTATGACCAAAAGAGGGGTCATTGAGTCTCCTTTGATATACGGCGTCAGGCATTGGCCGGAACTGTTTCTCAAAGCCTACAGCTGTATTAATATCACTAGGCATTTATAAAATCACTCTCCTTATAGTTCTTATAGTTATTTATAGGGACCAAAGACAGCCACAGGTGGACCATCAATAATACTGAGACGCTCTAAAACGGTATTACCAAGGTTGATACCTACATCCCTACTTTTGGCACTATTGGTTTTCAAAGGGTTCCTTTTGGTAGCATTACCACCATATTGGTTGTTCTGTTCCCATTCCAATTGGTTGCGGCCTTGGGTATAGGCACTCAAGCCCATGGTACCAATGGTCAGAGCATTAGCAAACCTAGAGGGCATCTTAGGAGCGGACATATTGATACCCTTGATATAGTCATTGGTCTGATTGAGGACAGACTCTTTATTAAGGTCAATTTCATTGGACTTGCGCTCATAGTTATCCTTAATGGACGCACGGGCCCTACCAAGGTCAGCATGGGCGGTCCTATTGACCATATCAGCGGTACGGCCGCCACCAGAGTAACCTTCATTGACAGCGGCCTCTACCTGACTGAGGTTCTCACTAAAGTTTCTGGTCATCTTGTCAAGGTCCATCACAGCGGCATCAAAGGCATCCTGCCGTTCCATTTCATAGTTTTGAAAAAGGTGATTCATGTTCGTTATGGCCGCTTCCCTCTGGGCCTTCATGTCAGCCACAGCATTCTTATAGGTGGCCTTTTGGGTCATATACTCACCGGTCACCTGAGCGGCAAACTGGGCACCAGCGAGAGCTATAGGACTACACATCTTGTTTTTCATCTCCTTCTTCAATTGGGTTCAATGCGAAATGGTAGAAATTCTCATCTTCCTCAAGGGTCTCAGCCCCCAGCCACTTGAGCCACTCAACGTGCACTATATTCTTTTTCCACACAGAGTTGCACAAAGGGACCTTAGAGTTCTTCCTAAGGTGCATCACGCATTCCTTCGTGTATCTCAGAAAGGCTACCTTATGGTCCAATACGTGGTCTGTACATACCATCCATATCATCCCATCTCGGTACCCAGCAATCCCCAAGCACTCTTTATGGTCGTACATAATGGACACAGCCCCATAAGCCATAAGTTCACTTATAGGGGTATCCAAAAAGTTCTGACCATTGGACGCCACAAGGCACTCAGCTAGGTCCTCAGCCCTCATGTGCTTATAGAAATCATTGAGGGTCCTTAAAGTCATTGGTTCAATAGTCACTTTATTGTTCACAGTTCTCTCTTCCTTATAGTAAAAGTCTTTTTATTCAACGATACGGGACTTTCTTGTATAGCGAGCTTGATAGCCACCCCCAACGATAGCAAGAGGTGTAGGATAGGCACTCTCAAGACTAACCTTAATCTTAGTGTTAAGGGCCTGAATGGGTACCTCAAAGGTTCCATCCAAGAGGACCACCTTATCCATCTTTTGGCCGTTGTCCAGGTTATACAAGCTCCTTACGGCTTCCCTTGTGATATGCTTAGAGGGGACCTCAAGGCGTACCTTAAAATACCCAGTGTCGGCATAATGCCACCACATTCTCTGAATTTGTAAGCGGCCATCAGTGGTAGTAGTCGTACTACCCTCGGTTACTTGTTTGAGCATTGGGGTACTCATGGTCATCCTGAACATATAGGGCCGGCCAATAAAGAGCTTATGGCCCCTATGGTCACCCTTGATTACCAACTTACCGGCCTCGTTGACCGCTCCTTCAAGGGCTTCCCCAAGCGGCGTTATTGCCACATAAGAGTTCAGGACAAAAGAGGTCTTATAGAGGGCCTTCAGGTCCACCAAGGTCCTATCATGATAGGCATCGTAATCAGTAGGGGTCACAGCGGTCTTACCATCAAGATAGAGCCGGTAAGGTTCCTCAGTGTAATCCTTGGTGTTATAAGCCAATTTGAGGCTTTCAAGGACCACCTCGGTACCTCGTTGCATGACCAAGTAAAGGGTGGAATCCATGAAGGTACCACCAAGCACCTTGCTGCCCTCAAAGGACCACTTGGACCAAGCGGACTGTTGCTTTACCCCATCAAGGAAAAGGAACTTATAGACAAAAATAGTATCAGGGGTTGCCTTATCGAGGACCAGTATAATGTTATCAATGGTACTAGGGATTAATTTATAAACACCGTTGGGAATATAACTAGGAATATGACTGGTAATATCCTGAGCATCCTTTTTGTCGGTATCATCAAAAGCTGTAAAGAACTCTTTGACAGACGTATAGGTGCTCCTTTCAGCGGTAAAGTAAATGTTGCGGCCTACACCCACAGGTTGCACCTTAGGGTTGCTACTAAAGTAGGTCATAGGGTTGACCTTAGCATTGGTAGGGGTAAGGACCCCATCGGCCTTCAGGGAAAACTGGGCATCCTTAGAGAACACCATAAGTTCGTCCCCATACGGTACAGCCTGATAGAGCATTGCAATCTTATTGTCAGATACAGCGAGGTCAATGGGGTCAGTGTCACGTACAGCGGTTGCGCTAGCCATCCAAAAGTTAAAGAAATCACTAGAGTTACTTAAAATGACATTCTCGGAGCTGAGGAAGCCTAGACGGTTTCTATAGAAGAACACATCATTGATAGTCTCATCAACAAAGGACGGTAAAGGGTTACTCAGGTCATCACCAGTCTCCTTCTTGGTCCACTCAGCTGGTTTAAAACTAAAAGAACCATCGGCCTCTCTAATGAGGACATGGGGCATGGTGGCTGCGTCAACGGAAACAATACTGTTAGGCTTCACACATTCCACCCAGAGGCCCTTCTCAGCATCATAACGGACATAGTAGTCATCACTCATAGTATTCTTTTCCCCTAGGACCTCACACATGAAACCATTGGGGGCACTAGAGGGTAACTTGGTGAATGCTTGGACTTGTCGGATTATCCCGAACATGGCAAGGTTGTTGTAGCCGTCAAAACATTCCACTTTGTTCACCTTGGTACCACCCTTGGTGATATAAAGCCAGGAAGAGCCTCTATCTACATTCCAGCCACTCTTTCGGCATCCCTCAGCCAGCCGGTCCGCGATATAGTCAGTATTAATGTTCTTCACGTGCTCAGCCTTGGACCCATCCGGTGTCTCATAGGTAGCTAGCTGTTGACCATTAATGACAATACGGTAGTTCCGTCCATATTGGCCACTCTTGACGTTAATGAGGGCCCCTTGGTTATCCCAAGAAGGGGCCTTTTGGGTAGCCATCCTCACGGTCACCTTACGGTTGACCACAAAGGTGTAATCAGCAATAGTGACCATCTTGAGTTCCGTCAATGGGTCAGAGCACTTCAGGTAGTCCCCATGGGTCACTTTGACGGTCATCGGATTACCAGTATAGGCCTCATATATCTTGAGGGAACCATTGGCACCAAAGGCGGCAATGTATCTCTCTTTATCATCTCGGTCAATAAAGTGGACCAAGGGCCACCCATCAGGGAACCCATCAAGGCGGTTGACAAAAAGTGTTGGGGGTCTCTTTTGAAGACCACCAGCCTCAGTACTGTAACCATTGAGTTGTTCCTCAAGTTGCTCAGGGTGTCTAAGTATATAGGGTTGTTGAGACACACCGGCCACAAAATTCCGGTATCTCTGAGAAACAATATCACTCATCTCTTCTTCACCCCGCTCACATAGGTATTCTCAAGAATGTTCACAGGGTCTACTGTATGTTCGAAAATGTTAAAGGTCATCCATGCCTCCTGGGCTCTAGCCTCAAGGACCTTAGAAAGGGAATCATCCCCCAGGTACCTCTCAGAGAACTCACAGGCTGCCTTAGCGGTGATGAGGTTCTGGGCCGCTATAGGAAGGGACTCAAAGTCAACCATGAGTACCACTGTGGCACTCAGAGAGTCACTAAATTGATACGTCTGTTTATCCATGTCATATAGGTAACCATTACGGGCTACCAAGTGGCCCCCGTTTTCATCCTTGAGGTACAGAATGTCATCCAACCATTTGATACGCTTGGTGACCTTATCGGGATTGAGCCGGTATCCCTCAAAGGTATTGAAGGACCACCCTTTTCCCTGAAAGGTTCTATTGGCCCTCTTGAGGACCCTGAGAGCATTAATGGCATCAATATCTTGAAGGTCCACAAGGGAATCAATGGCCCCTTCTCCTACAGCTCCCAGAATGTCATTGACGGCATCCAAAAGGGCAATATCAGTAAGTTTAGTAGTTTCATTATCGGTATTCATCCATTCTCTCCATTAGTTTCTAAAAAAGGAAAAAATAGGGGACTACCTAGTGGTAATCCCCTATTTCATAGAAGGTTAAAGTGGTTATGCCTTTATGCCTTTATGCCTTAGAGGCCGTAATGGTACCCATGAAGGCGGCTTCAGGTCTCAGACCACCCTGACCAATGGCATACTTCCCAATAATCTGGTCAGCCTGATATTCAGGACGGCGAGCGTGTTCAATCGCAAGGTTCTTGAGGCTCAGCGTTCCTACAGTATATCTGTGAGCACACAGGAAGGCGGCCGTATCCTTGTACTTAGCGGGGAAAATATGACCTTCACCCTGAAGGAGGCCTTTCGGTTTCGTACCATCAGCTTCAGCTACGCCACCAACGGTCAGGTGGGGAACTTCTACAATATCAAAGCCACAGAGCTTGGTAACATCAGCATCAATAATGGTACCTACAGCACCAAACTCACGGTTGATAGCATCACGGGAAGCAATCAGTGCATTTCGTACCACAGGAAGCATATAGCAAACACGGTCAGAGTTAGGAACATAGTTGTTAGACATAGCGGTCTTAATAGAAAGAAGCTGTCTAATGATAGCCTTACCAAGTTCCTCGGTTTCAGCGGTCAGACCACCAGCGACTTCAGTGGTTAGGACGGCACCTTTACCCAGCCCAGGAAGGAGCTCTTTATTGAGCATAGCCATCTTAGCAATTTCAGCTAGAAGGCCACCATCCTTAGCCATGGCGAGGGCTTCACCAATCTGAGTTGCATATTCGCCACGCACATCATAGTGGTTCATAGCATCATCAATATCAGTGATAAGGGCATCAGAGGTCAGGAGACCATCAATCTGAATGGTGACCTTGGACTGCTGCGTACCTTCACGGAGCGTATCAAGGGATTGACCAGGCATCAGGTAATGGGCCTTCATACGTCCCAGTACAGGAAAATCAGCGGCCTTACCGGACTCAATGGACCGTTCAAGGTGGCGGCCATTGGTTACAGAGGCACGACGGTAAGCCGTAAGGACCTCACCCCCAAATTGGGTCAGGAACATTTTAAGGCGGTCAGAGCCAGGGGAATTGGTATCAAGACCAGGGGAAGCAATCGTAATATTCGTATCAGCCATTAATTAATCATCCTTTCAAATTTAGTTGTTGTAAGTAAAGAAATTGGAATTACGGAGCTTTTCAGCTACTTCTTGACGGTACTGAGCGTCCGTCTTATAGCGAGGGTCAGACATGGCATTGGTCATTTCTTCCATGTTCTTATAGCCACCAGAAGGGACCTTAGAGGGACCGCCCATAATGGTTCTGTTAGCCGTACCAGAATGAAGCGTCATTTCAGCCTTTTGGCCGTTAAGGAACATAGCGATAGCGGACGCACTGCCCCCTTCAAGCATGGCATTGTAGGCATCCACAGCGGCTTCACCTTTGGACCGAATAAAGTTAGCAATCTTGTTAAACTCCGCTTGGCCACCCACGGCATCCATCACGGAGTTAACAAACTGGTCACTCTTGGCATTAACACCGTCAATATAGGCATCCACAAGGGCCCTAGGGTAACCTGCTGCATCAAGGGCCTTATAAGTTTCCTCAGAGAGTTCACCTTGGTCCATGTACTCATTAGCGATATCATCAAAGTTAATCCCCTTGGCTTCAAGGCCTTCCTTAATGATACCCTCGGTCTTGAGGGCTTCCTTCATAGTACTGTCAATCTCCTTAGGGTCATTACCGCTAGGGGCCTTCCCTTCATCGGCCTCAGGGGTACCTTCAGATACGTCAGTGGTGGTATCGCTGGTAATCGCTTCATTGGTTGTACCTTCAGGTGCTTCAGTCACCTGAGGTGCCTGTTGGTTATCACCTTCTTCAATCGGGGTCGCAACATTAACATCCATTTCACTCATTTAAGTTTATTCTCCTCTCTCTCTCTTTTCAAGTAATTCAAGTCTAGCTTCAAGGGCTTCTTTGAGGTCATCAGGCTCTTTCTTGACCTTTCTGATAACTTGGGCATCCTACATCTCCTCTCCTTTCTGGTCATTGACAGCCATATCCATTAGTCCCTTAGTGACAGGACCTGTGGCGTCACTCATCATCTGAGCCTGCTGGGCCTCTTGTGCTTCTTGAGCCAATTGTTCCTCAGTCTTAATAAGACCAGTTGTGTCAATTCCAAGAGACGTTGCCTTAGCCTTGATAAAGCCCCCAACGTTGATATATTGCTCAGCCCCAGGAATGGCCGCAATAGACTGTTGTAACATCTCTAACTTATTGAAATCATGCCCCCTACCAATGGCTTCAAGACCCGTGGTAATGGCCGGCTCAATGGCACCATTTTGGGTAACGGGTAGTTGACCTTGAGACTCTAGCTGGGCCATCAGGCGTCTTACCAGAGGTAACTGAAGCTCCTGAGATAGGATACTGTAAGTACCACCAAGGGTGTCCTCAAGTTCGCCAGCAACTTGTCTAATCTCCTCAGCGGTAACCCTTTCAGCATCTCTCTGTACCACGCTGTTTAAAAGGAAGCAATAACTTAGGCGTTGCTCAAGGGCATCAATGGTACTCTTAGCGATAGCCATATCGTTATACTTGTCCAATTGAAGAACACTAATATCTTCCTTGCGCCCAGGGACAAAGTCACCGGTGTTAGCCTTAGTCAGAGCACGGGCTCTAGTGAGGCCCCCAGGGTTGACCAAATACACGATATAGGCCGCTATTGCGGAGTAGTTAAGGATAGCCTCTTGCAAACCATCAAGGTTCTTCAGGTCAGGAAGGTATTCCTCCACAAAGGACCGGCCGTAACTTTCACCGTCAACTTTGGTAAACCTCAGGGCAATCCAAGGGGTCTTGTCAGCGGGGAATTGTTGTTCACTACCAGGAATCTCTTGGTCCTCTACCTCTTGGTAAGAAAGGTAGGTATCACCCACAAGGTACACATGGGTGTAGACCACCACCTCATCATCAGGTTTCCATTGCTTGGCTGTATCAAGCATCCTTCTAACGTCCTCAGGGATAGTAGCGTAACTCAGGTGGTCCCTTGTGATAATCTGTAAGACATTCCCTAAGGCGTCTCTCTGAACCACGTATTGGGACAATCTGTATAACCTTGCTCCACCTTCCTTTGGTGGTAGGAACAAAAGGGCATTGCCGGCCAGGATGAGCTGGTTCAGGGCTTCCTTAATGGTTACCCTAAGCTGGGAAGTTTCCACGTATTTGAGAATCCTTTGTTCCATCTTCATAAGGGCCGCCTCAATCTCCTGCTGCATAGAAGGGTCTTGAGCGGCTACATCAGCTTTTAAAGCTGGGTTCATATCAAGACGGAAAAAGGTACCATTAGGTGGGAATAAAGCTAAGAGCAACTTAGCACTCAAGTTGTTGATACCACGGGCCCCAAAGCTCTGGTTAGGTAACTTATAGCTGGTACTCTTACCATCACTCTCCTTAGGGAAAAGGGCCGGTATCGTGAACTTAGCGCATTCCTCCGCCCGCTCAGTGTACGGTTGTCTCTCAGCCTTCAGGCGCTCATAAGCGGACTTAGCGGTCTCTCTGTCTAAGTCATAGAGGCCTCGTCCATCCAATGCATTAGCCATCTAAGACACCCCCATTAAATGGACAAAGCGGAAAAGCCTTTGGTGTTCCGTCGCTTAATTCTGAGGTTGTTCTTGCCTTTGCGCTTGGTGGTCGTTTCGAGGTCACTTGCCATATCCACAGTCTTGGTGTCATCTACCTCAGGAGCGGCTACTGCCGGGGCTGGGGCTGGTATCTGTTGGATAACAGTGGTCTTACCACCCCCACCACCGCCACCAAAAATCTTTTTAACTACTTTCTTTACGCCACACATAGTCTCTCTTAAAGTCTCCTTCCTCTTCTTAAAGTGTTAAAGTGCTAGTGGGTTATAATTCTTAGAGCCACCTCTAGAAACTTTAAGGGCACTCTTACCCTTCTTCTTAGTGGTAGTCTCCTTGGTGGTCATTGTGGGTTCATCCATGCCACCCAAAAGGGGACTATCAGGCTCAGCGGCACTAGTATGGTCCACAAGGTCCCTAGCTGGGGTTGCCACAGGCTTAGAGACATAGGAAACACTAGGCGTTTTAAATTTAAATAAGCACATTCTCTAGCTCCTCTTCATTATTTAAAATCTTGAGATAATCAATGACCTCTTGGATACCTCGTTGCCACCCAACACGTTCCTCAGGGGTCATGCCTTCATGACTCTTAATTAGGTATTGGACGTCAAAGTGTCCAATGAGGTGGTCCACAAGTGCCTTTGGCACATAAGGGTCCAAAGGTGCTATAGGGTCTACAGCTATCTTTTTCATTACTTTGTATCTCCTTATAGTGGTTCAATTAGAAATTGAGGGATAATCATGGGATGGTTCCCATGGAATAATCTTAGAATCCTTAGTGTCCCATTCAGTAGCCCTAAGGATACGTGCAATACGGGCCTGAATAAGGCAATCTTCCTCGGTCAACCCTTTGGCCTTAAAGGCATTAACCACGGCTGCCCAAGAGGGGTCTTTATCGAGGAGTCTATTGGCACTCACAGGGCCCATACCAGGGCATCCTTTATAGTTGTCGGCCGTGTCACCAATGAGGGTCTGGTAGAGGTGGAACCTATTAGCATCCTTGAGGGTAGTGGTATAATGTTTACCACTCAGCCAATCATATAGCCGGCCAGGAATGGTCTTAAAGTCTTTATCCCCAGATACCATAATGGAATAGGGCACTGTGGTTGCCAAAATGCCTACAATGTCATCAGCCTCAAGGGTGTCCTGATACTTGCACTCAAAGTTCTCCTTGACCCAATCAATCAAGGACCAATACCCAAGGGGCTTGCAGCCGCTCTTACGGTTAGCCTTATAGGTCTCTAAGACAGACTTACGCCAGTTGGTCACATCTGACAGGCACAAAATGGGCTTTACAGGGTGACTTTTTCGGACCCTGAAGGTTTTGGTTGCGGTACTCACAATATCATCAATGGCATCCTTAAAGGAGACTTTAAGGGCCTCAAGGTCCACATAAGCACTAATGATACGTTCATCCCAATGGCACTCACTGTATGCTGCACTAGCTAACCTAAAGGCCACCATGTCGCCGTCAATGAGGATATAGCAAGGCTCAGTAGGTTTCACAGAAACGGCCTCCTTCCTCAAGGACCTCAAGGAACACAGGGTCCTTAGGGAATCCATTGGACGTAAAGCCGTCACAGCGGACCTTAACAATTTTACCAAGGACCTCTTCATAGAAAGATACCGGTCCATTAATAATACCCCAACGGACCTTTTGGTCTACTGAGAGACCTTCAGACACACTAAAGGTGGCCCCACTCTCTGTGGAAACCCTGAGGGCACCAATGGTCTCGTTATTACAATCAGGCACAAGGGCCACGACCTTACCATACAAAATCATTGTCACTTAGCTCCTTTCACTTTGAAATCTTTATTGCAGTTAGGGCAATGAACGGCGAAATCATGCTTTTTAAGCAGGCCATACAACTTTTTAATAAGGGGCTTCCCGCAATGAGGGCACTTAATAGGGCCGCTTGCGTCCACGCTTTTAGTCTTTGAATCATTCGTTCTCACTCACTCACTACCTCTTTCTCCCACTCAAAGGCACCAGCCTCATCTGGGCCATCTAGGTGGGTGTAGCCGTTGACATTGGGCATCCTCACCCACTTGTCATGATTACGGACCGGATCCACCTTAGGGTCATACTCATAGAATTGAGAAAAGTAAATATTGGTCATGTAGTAGTGACCCTTGATTAGAATCACAAAGGCCCTGCCACGGTCCACCCAGTATTCATTAGTGCACCGAGCATATTCTGGGGCACCCTTAAAGGCTTCTTCAAATACCATTCTACGCCCGTTCTCCTAGTGAGGCACAAGTTTCACATAACTCAACCATGACCTCATCCGCTGTTTCAGAGGGACAAGAGGATACATTCAGGCTCTCTCTATAGGCCACTGTGGCTGCAATATCAGGTACCCACCCTTGAGATAGGTTATCCAATGTTAAGGTAAAGGGGGCTAAGGTGGGATAATCCACAATCTCACCACTAAAGGTCACTGTAATACGGTTCTTAGAGCCAACATGGCGGAATACCCACAAATTCTTTTTAAAAAATTTACATACTTCTTTAAAATCCATCTGTATCTCTCCTCATTAATGACAGTCATACCAGTTCTTCCCAATCTTGCCCTCTACATCTAATTGAACTCGGAACCCATAATGGGCCTGAACGTCCCTCATGGCCTTAGCGGCTTCAGCGCATACTGTCTCAGCAATTTCTTTCGTTCGACATGCTACCTGCACTTCATCGTGGACCCAAGCCATATTGAAAAAGTCTTTGCCATGTTCCAACCCCAGGTCCAAGAGGCGTTCCTCAAGGCGACAAATCCAAGCCTTACAGACAACCGCACCAGCACTCTGAAGCAATAGGTTGAGGGCACTATGCACACTGCGGACCTTCAGGGGTCTCCTATCAAGGCCCAAGAGGTAGGTTCGTCGCCACGCCTTGACAGTACCTCTGAGACCCCTTTTGGCTACCAAGGTATCCTCAATGGCCTTTCTAAGCTGGGCCACTGCTGGGGTGTGCTCTAAGAAGCGAGCTTTAATAGCTTTACCGTCTCTAGCAGTGCCATTGATAATCTTACCCATCTTAGCGTCACCAGCTCCATACAGGTAGGCATAAATAAATGTCTTTGCTTGGTCACGGGTGGGAAGCCCAGCGGCCTTTTGGTTAGCTGTGTGGATATCCCCATTGAGAATCTCATGGGCATAGGCCCCTTGGTCATAGGGCCACAAGTAGTGGGCTAAGCATCTGAGCTCAAGGCCACTAGCATCAATACCGGCCTCATACCAACCTTCAGGGGCCCTAAAGAGTTCCCTACATTCCTTACCATAAGGGCTATGACTAGCCGGCACCTGAGCAACATTGGGGGCCGCATGGGTTGCTCTACCCGTGACGGTACCACAGGGGTTAACAGTTCCATGGATTCGACCATCAGGAGCTACCGTCTTGAGCCACCCATACTTACCATCAGAGAGTTGACCAAGCCTCTTAGAAATCATGAGGTATTCTTCCATGGCCCCAGCGAGCCCTCTCAGTGCCTCAGGGCATTCGGGGTCCTCTTTGAGGTACTTAAAGGTCTCATCATCAATCTTGAGGCGGTCCCCATCCCAAAGGTCATCATGCTTAGGGATATAACCATAGTGCTTGGTTATGAGCCACTCAAGTTGCTGTCTACTTTGGGGATTGAAATCCTTGTATCTCTGAATGGGTACCCCAGCTTTATAGCCCTTGGCTGCATTGTCCCTCTTGGGGATAAAGACCTTATCAGGAATCTGGGGCATAATCGTTCTAAGTTCACCATCAAGAACGGCATAGCGACTTCTCAAGGTTCCCTCAAGGGCAACGGCCTTGGTGGTATCAAAAGGAAATCCATTTCTCTCCTGAGTTGCCATCAGCCATTGGGCCTTATGCTCAAGCTCAATGGTGTCATCAGTATACCCAGGAATATCCATTAGGTAATCATAGAGCCTTTTGGTAACCACAACATCCTGAACATTGTATTTAAGCATATCCTCATTGAAGGAAGCCCAGGCGTCCTCATGCTCTTGGGCATAGGTACCCTTGAGTTCACCAAGGCGATACCCCCAGGCCTTGAGACTATGGGACCCAATGAGAGCCCCAGGAAGGACACCGGCCCTGAAGAGCCCCATATCCTTACCCTTACTTTCGCCGTATTTAAGGTGGCTCAGGACCAGAGTATCAACCACCAAGGGCCGCAACTCTCTGGTAACCTTAAAGACCTCAGGGAACATGGCCTCAAGGGCCGGAATGTCGAACTTAATAATGTTATGGCCACAAATGGGTTGCCCATCATTAAGGGCATCCATGAGCTTCTTGACGCCTTCCTTAACGGTGTCAGGACGGTATTCAAAGGTGTTCCCTTGGTCATCAATAATAGCCATACAGTGGACGGTTCTCAGGGTATCCAAAAGGCCATCAGTCTCAATGTCAAAGAACAACATGGTTTACTTACTCTCCTCTCTCTTCTCTAGGTGATACTTAACAATGCCATCGAGGATATAAAAGACACAGGGAAGGGCCACACCATTCCCCCACATGGTATACTCACTCGTGAGCGTATTGGGGGACTTGAGCCACTTCAGGACCTGCTTAGGGGTCTTTGGCTTTTTCCCTTCAAGGGTGGCCTTAGTGGTGAATATCTGCACCCAGTGATTCAATTGCTCCTCTGTGGGGTCCTCAATGGCTAAGCCATCGGTCCATCCATCAGGGAATCCCTGAAGGCGTCCACACTCTTTAGGTGTCAAGCGGCGTACAGCGAGGGCGCCATCATAGTCACCCTTAGAAGCGTCCCATACCACCAAAGGCTGATTGTTCCCACCAGTCCCCAGCTGAGCTGTCAGTGTAGGTGCCACCTCTAAGGGGCCATTGTAGCGAGCGTCTTGTGAGTGGTTGTCAAAGCACCACTTTGGTGTCTCAAGGCTCCTTCTAAAAGAGGTGGAATCTTTCGGCCCTTTCTCTTGCATCGGTCCAAAATGCCTTGTGCTGCACGGGCTGTCAAATAAAATCTTGGCGGCACTCCCTCGTCCAATACATCCGATAAGGAACAATCTGAGTCGCCTCTGGGGCACTCCCCAAAATTGGGCATCGAGAACCCTCCACGCAAGGCTACCTCTTGGGCTGTCAGCGATACCCATTTTAGGCCACTTCTTGGGCCGTCCTTGGGCATCAAGGTCAGTACTAAAAAGTTCTCTGAAAATTGTTGACAAGACAACGTTAAAATCCTCTCCTTTATGACTACTCAAAGCACCTTGTACGTTTTCCCAGATGAAATACTTAGGGCATTCACCATTGGTAGCCTCAAGCATCTCTTTAATTATCCTTATGGCATCAAAAAGAGACCTGAGCGACATCCGCTCAAGCCTCTTCTAGTACCAGCAATGGATAAATCTTGACAAGGGCTACCAAAGGTCACCACATCAACCTGTGGAATCTCGGCACCATTAAGTTCCCTTACGTCACCAAAATGAATCATGTTCGGGAATCTCTTGGTTGTCACCAAGGCGGGGAATGGTTCCACCTCAGCACACCACAAGGGCTCTATATGGCCGGTCATCTGACCAGCTAAGGGGAATCCCCCAGAGCCGTCAAAAAGGCTACCTAAGGTAAGCCCTTTCATTTGTCAATCCTCTCCTCTTTTTTTTAATTGTCAGTGTTCATACTTCTTCAATAAGTGGTTCAATTAGAAATCAACCGGCTTATTTGCTTCAAGTTCCTTGAGGATACTTTGACGTTGCTTAATGAGGCTGTACATCTTTTCGTTGTTCTTTCGTGCACGGACGCACTCAAGGGACGCCTTAGTGATAAGAGACATTCTGTATTCCATCAGGACCTTAACAATACTGTCAATCCAATGAATCATTTTAATGGTCAGCATATGACTATTCACACTCCCTTTCTATCGTAGTATCTCAGGCCGGCTTCTTTTTGGCGGGCTGCACTAAAGGTGCTAATTGGTTTAAGATATCCAATGATACGGGTGGCATACTCAACATCATCAGAGCCACACTTAGAGCACTTGAGGCGGGTCACAGGGTCAATATACCCACAGGACTTGCACATGGTGGTAAGTACATTGGTGGTCCAATAGGGGACCCCAAGGCGTGCTGCGGCGTCAATCAATTTGTTACATTGGTCCTCGTCAGGGACGGCCTCAAGGTTGATATGGCAAGCGGCACCACCATCAAGGAACTGAGAAATCTCCTTTCCATGAATGGCCATACGGTCAAGGACATCCCAAGAGGAATTTTCCACAGGGAAGAAATAGGAATTGTAGCAGTCACGGGTCACATCATAGCCGGCCTCTTGGTCCCACTTAGCATTCTTAACCCCAAGGTTTTCGGCCGGGACGAACTCAGTGTTAAAACGGAAACCATATTTCTTATGGGCCTCAACATTGAGGTCCTTAATGGTGCCCAGGAGCTCCTTGAGGAACTCTTTGTAGTCCTCGTAAGCGTCACCCACAGGAGCATCAAAGATACCATAAAGGGTCTCATAGGCCTCAAGGGCCCCATTAATCCCAATGGTGCCGAACTGTTTACTTAGGTGGATGAAGAGGGCATCATATGCGGGTAGCATACCGGCCTTGATATAGTCATCAATGACTGCACGATACGCCGTAAGCGCCTCTTGGGCCACCTTAACATACTTAACGACGTCAGTCATGAAATCCTCACGTGTATACACAAGGTTAGCAATACGGTTGAGATTGAGGGTAACCACCTGAAAAGACCCAGTGGACACACCACCGGCCCCCAGAGAGTAACTAAAGGTGTTATCAGCGAGGGCATTTCTAAGGCGACAACAGGAACTCAGGGAATCAGCACTATCACTCTCATAGTGAAAGAAAGAGAGCCCCAGGGACATCTCATGGGCCAAGAGGTGCTTAAAGCCACCATCAAGGACCTCACGGGTCTCCTTGTCAACCAAGTAAGAGGCCGTAAGTACCGGGAAGGTCAGAAGCTCCTTGGTACGTTCTACCCTAAACCATTCGAGGAAAAAGGCCTGAAGGTCCTTGAGGCTAGCCCATTCGGGACTAGAGCCATCAGGAAAGTGAAAGGTACCAAAGAGAGCCTCAAAGTATCCTTTGTCAAAGATAGAAATATTCCAGAAGACGCTCTGGTTGCCTCGTGCTGCGGCCGGCTGGTTCAGGGTATAGACTACACCCTGAAGTTCCTGCTCAATGTCATGGGTGTTGGTCTTGAGGTAATCCTTGCCATAGGTCTGCTGGGCAAAGTAATCAAAGTACATGAGGAACTCAACGGTAGCAATGGCCCCAGCAAATCCACTTGCAAGCTGGTACACAAGATTGCAAAAAGTTCCGCAAAAGGAGCGCAAGTTCTTAGGGGCCTTAGAGGTACCACCAAGGTCCTTGGTACCATTCAGTAGAAACGGGTAGAGCGACACGGACGCACAGTAAGGCTTAAGGGATGTTTCGTCATGAGCGTAAAACACATGGTTGCCCAAGGCCTTAAAGTATTCGTCCTTGGTCTTTTCAAGGCCCATCTCTGCCATCTTTTTCGCCACAAGTGCACGATTAAGTTTAATCATTTCAGGTTTCCACAGTTCCGTTTCAAGGACCGCAATATCTTTTCTAGTCACATTGGCATTGGCATCAACAATAGAGCCGGTAGCGGCATTAAGGGCCCCTTTGTATCCCTCAACGAATTTCATTTTAGTAGCTGTCAGCATTTGCTTTTTATACATCCTTTCTATTTGTCAATTGGTCAGTAATCTCACGCCACCCCTTGGTCAGGCCTGCACGTGCCAAAAGGTGCTGGTTGCTGGTAGGAGCTCCTAAGGGTCCCTTATCGGCCTGATAGGAGCCATACTTGTACCAGCTCAGAGGTGCCTCAAGGAGCTCCTGAGGGTCCTTATCGGACCCAGAGTAAAGCCCCACAGGTAGGACCTCAGAGAGGGCCTTGATGATTTTAGTGAGGGACCCAATGGTTACCCCCTTGTTGGTGGTACCACCCATAAGGACCACAGCGGTGCACCCTTTTTGCTTAGCCCTCTTGGTGGCCTCAAGGAGCTCTTTGAGGGACATAAAGTCAGCATAGGTAATAGGGTTGTACAACCAGGATACCTCTGAGGCACTATGGCACCCAGGGCATCCTTGGGTACAATTTCCAACGGAAAAGTAGTAGGCTAGTTCCCCAGGTACCTCATTGAGAGAGACACCTTCACGACATATGGGTAAACCAAGCTGGTACCTTGTACTTCCGCATGATATATTCACTTTTAAGTCTCCTTCCAATTGGGTCAAAGCTATACCAAAGGTCAATCAACAGGGCTTCAGTATTGTTCTTGAAGGCCTTCCCATGGCCAACATTGACCTTGGAAACACAATCCTTAAAACTCCACATGGTTACCTTGGGGCTTTTCTTCCCCTTTTTTCTTTTTGAGTGCACCTTTATCATCGTCATTGGTCACCACATCTCCTTCCACGGCCTCTAAAGTATCAGTTGAGACCTCATAGCGCATATAGCCGGCCACACTGGTCTCACCGGTCATACGATTTTTCAGCACTCTAAGTCTCACAAGGTTTCTCTCTAAGGGGTCCTCACTTTGTTGGTCACGTTCCAGGGCCCATACCCCATCACTCAGCTGGGCTAAGGCATGGGACCCTCTGAGGTGACTCAACGAAATAGCCCCACCTTCCTCAGCTGCGGCCCCTTCAGTCACCCTCTTAAGGTGACTAATCACAACCATTCCCACCCCAGTTTCCTCCACCAGAGACCTCAGGCGGGTCATGAGCACATCAGTTGCTTTACGTTCATTCTCAATGTCCAATCCAGAGATAGCAATAGTGATATGGTCAAGGATGATAAAATCACATTGCTCCGAAAGGGCTAGGTAACGGACCTTTGCAAGCAAGTTTTCGCTCTCAAGGGACCCAAAGTGTTGGTAAAAAGTAAACCGTCCGGTCCCTAAGGTCTCATCAAAGACTTGCTTGTACTCTTCCTCTGAGACCGCATGACGGTTAAGGGTCAATCTCTTGTGGGCATGGACGCTCATGAGGCCCTTAGCGGTCCTGAGAGGACTCTCCTCAAGCATCATCATACCTATCTTGAGACCTACATGGACTCCTAAATGGTGGGCCACTTGACGTACAAAGGTGGTCTTACCAATTCCAGTACCAGCGGTTACCACTACAATTTCTCCTTTGCGGAGCCCACCCGTCATCTCAGTGAGCCTCTTGGCCCAGGGAATGTCATACCCTTTTGTCTCCTCAGGCTCAGCCTCAAGGTCAGCCCAAAGGTCCTGACCGGCGATGATACCATCAGGTCTGTAGACCTTAGCCTCATATATGGCCGTAATGACCTCCTCATATTTGCCCGCTAAAAGGCATTCGTTGGGGTCCTTGAGTGGTAGAGTGGCTACCTTGAGCTTGCCAGGCGGTAAGAGGTCCACTATGGTCTTGACGGCATCACGACCAGGTTCGTCCATGTCAAACATAACTACCACCTCACCAAAGCCTAAGAGCCACTCAAGGTTAGCCTTAAAGACCTTGCGGGCGGACCCTACACCACACGGGATTGATACCACAGGGGTCTTACCCCCCATCAGCTGAGCCACCGTAAGACAGTCAATTTCGCCCTCGGTTACCACAAGGGACCGGCCCCCACTAAAGAGGTGTTGCCCAAAGAATCTCTTGGTAATATGGCCGGTCTGTTTAAAGCGTTTTCCGGCATATCTAAGTTTCTGACCTACCACGGCACCATCATCCCCAACATAGGTAGCTACTTGGACGGTCTCACCATTATGGTGGGCCATCCCGTATCCATATGTCTCACAGACTTTCTGGGTCAACTTACGGGCCTTTAAGGGCGTGTAGGCCTCTATCTCAATAAGACCCTCATAGGCCAGCTTAGGGTAACCTACTGCGATAGCCTTAGTGGGGTCACCCCCTCGGACCTTTTGGCAAGCGTAACAGTAGGTATGGCCGTCTGAGTACTTACTCAGAGCATCACTACTCCCACAATCTGGGCATGGTAAATGGTTGGCAATCATGGTACTGCTATGGCCATCAGCATCTACTATCTTATCCATCTCTGGTTTCTCTCTCCTTTATGGCATATGAGGCAAGAGGGCCCCTTAGGGCCTGCTCAAAAGGAGAGACCTAAGGGGCTCGTTCTATACTCTCAGCATACATTCTTTTGTCATTAGAGCTTAGACATTGCGGTCCAAGTGTCAACATATGTTACATCGGCGTCCTTATCTAGCTCATATGCGTCCACCAAGTCACTAAGGAGCTCCTCCAGGGCTTCCTTAGCTTCCTTGGTGTCAGCCGTTGCGATATAAATCGATGTTTTATTAGCGGCAAAGCGGTTGTCAGCAATGGCCCCAAGCGGTCGGTCCTCATGGGTGGACCCATCGGCCTCAATAACCAAGTGGTAGCCGGTCCCAAAGAGGCCTCTGGTCCAACACTTGGTTGCAAACTCTTCAAAGCTCATGGTGGTGCCCATTGGTACAACAACAATACCATTCGTTACTAAACGTGTTTTAAAGTTGCTAATGGGGTTTTTCATAACTTTTTACTTATACATTTTGCTCTCTTTCTTCCTTAATCCATTCCACAGGAATAGTCTTTTTGGCCCACTTAAAGCCGTACTTCTCAGCCCATTGGGCATAGGTTGTCTTAGAGCCCTTATAGAGCTTGCTATTGGGACTTTGAAAGACAAATCTTATATCTAGCTCAGGGTGCTGCTTTTGTATCAGTAAGTGCTTCTTTCGGTCCTCTACTGAAAACAGTCCTTTGGTCTCAATGTAGATACCATTAGGTAACAAAAAATCTGGGGTGTACGTATGGACACTTTTGGGTACCTCATACGTCACCTTATGTTTTTCGTATACAACAGGCACACCAAGGGACCTAAGTTGGTCAGCAATGGTTGCCTCAAGGCCACTCCTATAGGTGGCCACTCGGTGGAATCTAACGGCCATCTAATTAAAATTCCTCAAAGCCACTGGGTTCATCGTGGGGGCCGTCATTGCTCTGGGTGTCCTGAGGGGCCGTATAGCCACCATCAACCACATCAAAGCCAAAAGTGTCACCGGCTGCACCCATGTCAGGGGACTTGAGGCTAAGCACTTGGACGGCCTCAAGGCGCAAGCTCAGCCCGTTGACGGTACGACTGGTGTTAAAAGGGATAGGCGTAAAGGCTACCCTTACAATACTACCATTGCCAATTGGGGTACCTTTGGGGATAGGATTGCCATGAGCGTCCACAATGGGCACACTAAGGTCATGAGGGTCCCCATTCTTGTCGATGTAATGCGTCTTTTTTTTGAATCGAAACTGAAGGTTTCCCTCTTTATCCTCTCGTAGTCCCTTAAAGGGGTCAGTGAGCCACTTCTTACCTTTGAATCTAGGTTCACTCTTGGCTGCCTCAAGTCGGTTGTCAAGCTCTTCAATGAGATTGGCGGTTTCTTCTTGGGTCAGCTCAAGGTTAATCGTGTAACCAACCACGGCACCGTCATAGACCTCAGGCGTATCAAGGTGGGCCCAATAGGCTTTCCCAGCGGGGGTTACCATTTTTTCGTTTTTGTTCATTTCTTTTCTCTCCTTCTTCTCATTGGTGTTTTTTTTTGTGTGAAGCGATACTATCACTTCTTCAATAAGTGGTTCAATTAAAATTCAGCCTCTAAAATTCTCAAGGGTCTCTACCAGTTTATTGGCGTAAGCTCTTAGCTTTTTGGCATCATCAAGGGCGGTAAGGAGCTCATCGGTCAGGATAGACCCATTCCGTTCTTCTTTGCCATGGATAATGACCTTCTTACCACAGCGACTAGCATACTTAATGATGTTTCCTTTAAGGTAGCCACACCATTCTGCTGCAGTCAGCTGGGACTGCATATAGTCAAATGGTTCAATTTTTCCGTCGGTGTAATACTTGGGGTTTTCACTACTCATCGTTTCCTCTCTCCTTTCAGGTACTTAAAGTCTTTACCGGCCATTTTATTAATGGTAAAGGACCCCTAGGTACTTTTAAGTTACCCTTTAAGTAAACCTATAAGTATTAACTTTTTTATTTAAGTATTTTAACTTTTGGTCACTTAAAGGTAACCTTTAGGTACCTAAGGGTCCCTTCTCCTTATAGTGGTTCAATTAACTTTTTGGCCGGAAGCCTACTTCTAGGTGCCTTAACAAAAAATGTATTTACTATCAAGGACCACCTTGAGGTCCAGGGTACCCTTAGAGGGCAACTCAGGAAGCTCAACCTCAGGACCAGCTAACAGGGCCATATGCTGCCGGAAGGTGTCCAAGGGGTCACTTTCGGTGTACATACGGAAAAAGTTAACTCTAACCAACTCAAAGAGCGTCTCAGCGTCCTCAAGCTCCGTCCCAAAGGAGTCATGCACGGTTGCAAAAGCGTTAAGCCCATGGGCCACACAGTTATCAATGGTGAGCATTAAGTGAGCGGCGTCAAGACTGTGGATGAAGTTAGGGGCGATCCCTGAGGCCTGACGGCGGCGGTCCACTTGGTCATCCTTTTCAACATAGTGGTACAGTCTGATAAGCTTGCCAGCACAGCGGAGCCGGTAAGCCTCACTTGCACGTGACGTGTAGTGTTGCTGCACAAGGAGACCCGCCGGTGTTGACCAAGAGACCACTTGGTCCCTCTTAGCTACCAGGCGGGCACAGTCTTGGAGCCATGCCATACCCTCAACAGCGGCCACAACGGTGGTCCCTACAGCGTCCCAGATGAGACCAGCTATGTACATGGCACATTGGCGGGCCCCAATGGTAAATACACTCCCATCCCCATGGGTCACGACGTCAGGCCGTACCGTATCTTCAAGGACTTGGTCCCCAAAGCCGTACTTCTTGGCCCCGTAGGCAAGCGTCATGACACATCTCTTGGTCACCTTACGGGTAACCCCATAGGTCAACCAGGCAAGGGCCATTGACTTGGTGCCAAGTTTTTTGTCCGTATCCTCGGAGCCGTCCCTAGCGTCCCTCTCAAGGACCTCATTGACTTTGTCAGCGACAATGCGGTATATATCGTTAGGTTTTTCCTGAGGCACCAGATTGACAGCCGTGGCCCCTACAGGGTCCCTCAGGAGAGCACTAAAGTGTTGTAGGCCGCTGCACGTGCCATCAAAGGCAATGACGGCCCCCGTGATAAAACCAGTGGCGTCCCCATCGTGGGTCTCAAGGTACTCTTGCAACCGTGCATACTCAAGGCACCAGCTCAGCATCTGAAATGGCTCATCTTGGTCAGCCCACCAATGGCACCCCAGCGGGTCCTTAGCGGACTCAAGGATAGACCCATGGTTTTCCTTGACCCACTCAATACGGTCCTCAAAGGAAACCTTATCCACACCAGCATGGTTAGCACCGGCCACCAAAAACCACTTAAGAGCCTTGTCAGGAGCCGTGAGGGGCTTAGGGTCAGCAAACAGTAAGAGACCCTTTGTCAGGTCATCCCCTTGGGGATTAAAGGACGGAATGGGATACACACGGCCACGGAAGTCAAGATTGCACGGAAAATAAATGGCATCGAAAATCTTGAATCTCTCAGCCGTGGCCAGCGTCGTTTGCGTCCTGAGGCAATGCGATTTTCTGATACTTTCGTTTTGATAGTACCGTGTCATGGCCTTGCAGTAACTCTTTACTTGGGCCTTTGTGGGCTCAGGTGGTAGTATCATAGGCTTAGGGGGTAAGTCAGTATAGGAGAGACCGGCCCAGCCACCTCCATGGGTCATGATATGGGTGGCTACCTCAAGGACCTTTTTGTTGATACGCCACTTGGTACCTTGTATAGCGTTGACCGCCTCAGTAACCTTTGAGAGGTCCAATTGGGATTGCTTGTGTATGTAGCTCTTAGCAAACTTTGAGGTGGTCCCATGGGTCCTCAAGAGGTGACCAGTACCCAGTACCCCAATGTAGCCTCCCCGCCAAAAGTCAACCCAAGGCCGTGGGGGCACAACCATTGGTGGATACTTGGCGGCGTGCAGTAAGAGGTATCTGCCGTTAGCCTTATATGCATCTAAGAGGGCTTGGCTAGGGACAATGGCGTTAGCGTCAGCCTCAAAGACCTCAGAGTCAAAAAAAGAACTCTTGGTAACTATGAGGGTCAAGAGGACGGCCCCCAGAGTCTGCTTGGCCTTGGCTGTGGTTTTAAAGTAGGTCAGGCCCTCGGCCATAATGGCGTGTTCGACAAAATATGCCTTGTTGTAGGTGCTAACACGCTTGCCCAGCTTAGCCACAAAGCCACTTGCACCCTGAGGTGACATTTTAGAGAGAAGCCAGTCTAGCTCCGACTGTACAAAAATCTCTTGACCGACTTGGAGGCACAAGCTGCTAAAGCTCATTTGAGCGCCATGTTTAACGGCACTGCTCAGGGCCGTGGTTAAGGCACTCAGGGTCATGAGACCTGCTAAGTGGTCCTCTCGGTCTTTATATGTCTTTGCCACTAAGGTGGCTAAAAGGTCCACATAGGCCGCCTTGACACCTCTTTTGGGCTTTAGGGTATCCATGAGAAAATCTTTGACAGCTATTTGCAGGTTCTTAAACTCCAGAGCCATAATATCTTTGCCCAGCGTGGTACTCCCTAGGTCAACCCCACTTCCTTGGGTCTCAATGGCCTCAAGGCGCAACTTAATGGCTGTCATACCCATGTCTTTATAGTCCCGCTCATTCTGATGTTCAATGGCCTCAAGGTCCCGAACGTTTCTACCCATTTCAATCATCTTGTTAGCTCCTCTCTAGCTGTTTTTCCATTTTTGGGCGTAAAAGTTCCACCCTTGCAGGACCGTTCAGGCCGTCCCGAACAATTGCCCTGATAAGGTGGTCTTATAGTGGTTCAATTGGAAAAGGGCAAAAAAGTAGAGGGCCCTTTGAGGTAGGACCCCCATGGTGGTTGCCCAGATATTTATTAAGTTTAGTCGGTGACCTTGAGACCGTACCGGCCATTGTGACCTTTAACGTAGTCAAGGAAGGGACCAACCAGAGCGGGGCTAATCATGGCTATTAAGGCGTCCTCAAGTTCCTCAAAGGCTCTTACGTCCCACTCATGGCCCATAGAGGCACCAAAGGTGAACCAGTAGGCCCCTTTAGGAAGGGTCCCAGCGTCCCCTTTGGTCACAACGTCCCAGAGGTCTTCAGGCCATACGGTCAGAAGCTTGGAAACATGAGTGGCCACAAAGTCATTCCACGCCACTAGGACTACCCCAGGGTCAGAGGCCACAAGGGCCTTGAGGGCCCTAACAGCCCTAAAAGGGGTCACACTCTTAGGGGTATCGATGAGAGCGGACTTGACGGCATAAGCAAGGTATTGAGTCAT